TTTCTCCAGGATTACCAACTACAACAGCATAAGGAGGCACGTCTTTAGCTACAGTTGCATTAGCACCAATAATTGCACCATCACCGATATATACCCCGTCTAATATAAAGGCATTTTCACCAATCCAAACATCATTACCTATTTTAATAGGACCACGCATTTCTCCTCTAGGATAATCTACTTGCCATTCTTCGAAGAAAGCAAAATTAGCTACACATTTTCGATGAGTCACTGAAGCGTGCTGAGCAGTACCTAAAAAACATACTCCACCAGCAATACTCGAATATTTGCCAAGCTGAACCACGGGATCGTGATATTCATGAATTGTATTACTACCTCTAGAAAAATAAGTGTGTTCTCCTGATTCTATCATTTTTTTCTTCTTTCTCTAATTTGTTTTCTAGTTTTAACTAAGGCTATAAGATTCTTTTTAGCTTCATCAACTTTTAATTGATGATTTTTTTCTTGAATTGATTTTTGTTTTAAATACTTATGCCATTCATTTTTACGATCAGATTCCCATTTAAGAGCAGTTGGAGATTGTTTCATTTCCTGTTCTTTACAATCTATCATGACATCTACGGCTTTTCTTTCGCCATTAGCATCCATTTTTCTTGGGTCTGGATTTAATCTTCTAAATTCTTCGTTCCACAAAGGTTTATACATAATTTAATTATAAGTTATTATGATACTAAAAATCAAAAAGGCCCCCTTACGGAGGCCCTTTATTTTACACTTTACCTATCAACTATTCTTGATTTTTACCTATGCTATGGAATAAGCTTACGCCATATCCAGAGTATAAAATAGCAGTACCGAAAGTTGTTTTCCAACCAGCACCTGCCACTTTTTCAGTAATATCTCCACCAATAGCTTGACCAAATGGTTTAATATAGGTCTTCAATTGTTGAAGTTTTGTAATACCGAAGTAGTTAGCACCGACAATCAATGTTTCTTGGATAACACCTGAAGCAACGATAGCAGAACGTGAAGTTACACTAGCATTTTTTTCAGCATGTGCCTTTGCATTACTTGTTTGTAAGAAACGGACACCATATAATTTTCCAACTTCTCCAGTGAAGATTTTATCTGCACCAGCATAACGGTTAGTATCAACCCATGCACCAGTAGCAGTATCACCTTGCAAATCATAAACAGAATCAGGGGAAATAACAGCAGCCCAATATCCACCCATACCAGCACCTGGATTTGTGGAAACACTTTGTCCTTGAGCCATAGAAACTCTAGAATCTGGTGCTTGTGCATCAGTAGACATTAAGTCTCTTGTAGCTTTTCGAATTTCAGAGATTGATAAAACAGCAGTTCGTGGAATAGAAGACCATCGAGTGACAGCATTAGATCCAGTTAAACCAGCCATTCTTGGCATACCATTTGGTACGACAGCATCTCTAACGACAGTGTCAATAGAAAGACCAGCATTATAACCAAGTTCTCTAATAGCTTCTTTCATAATGTCACCAATAGAAGTAGCTGCTAACACATCAGAGATGGTGACAGCATTATCATATTGAGTAACAGTACCAGTAACGTTCACAGCAGACATGTTCACAGCACCAGTGGCAGCACCTTCAGTGGCACCGCTAGTAACAGCAGTAAGTGGTTTCCATCGTGTCCAGTAAACTGAATACGCATTTTCACCATTTGGAACTTGTCTGTTCAACTGACCTAATTGAGCGTGAACTAAATTTTTTTCAGAAACAGTTAAGAATAATTCGTCATAATAACGATTCTTAATTGATTCGGTCATCATAGCAATTGTTGTAACCGACATATTTTTTTATTTTAAAAAACTAATATTACCAAAGACCTTTTTCTTTCAAATACTTTTCTTTTTCATCTAATGACAACTTTTCGAAAGGTTTATCTGGTGCAGGTTCGATTTCGTGTGGAGAAATTGCTTCCTCTGCTTTTTGTTCTACCATTTTAGTAGTAACCGAATCTTTACCTTTTTGTTCAGATTTCTTTCTAAGTGACATTATACTGTCCACAAATTTTGATAAACGAGCGTTTTGATCAGCTTTTAACTGTGTTTCGAATAAAGAAGATATTTTATTACTTACATCTTCATTGTATTCATCACTTTCAGGATTGAGTTCCTCATATTTTGACTCTACTTTTTCTAGATCACTGCGAATTTCATTAGCTTTGTTAAACTGTGCCATTCGCGCTTGAACTATAATATCAGCAGTATTCAAAACATTTTTTTGATATTCTTCCATAGTTATTACTTTTTCCTCAGATTGTGGTTGTTCCATATCCCAAGGTAAACTTTTATTTGAAGAAGTTTCAAAAGGAGTATTTTGAAAAGAATTATCATCAGTAAAAAGACCTTTGTTAATTGCATTTTCATACGGTTTAACAAATCTATCTTCTTGTCTAGATTTTAATTCTTCTAACTCTACCTCAAGTTCTTCAGCTTTTTTAGCTTTTTCATTTAGCTCTCTTATTCGTTTTTGTGTACGTTCTGAGAGATGTCTCTGATCATCTTCGGATAAATTATCATCTGGCGTATCTTTTACGTCTTCGCTTGACGATTCTTCAGACTTAACTTCTTCCTTAGAAGTGGATTTTATTTCTTCTTCATCAGAAGTAGGAGTTTTATCATCCAATGCTCCAGTGGGGACTTCCATAGTCATAACCTCTGAATCTGGTTTAATAATTTCTTCTCCTATAGGGTTTTGCCCCTCATTTGCATTTGCATCTTGTTGCGTTGCCATTACAAACTCCTTTAATACAAGCACTTACTTTGGCTAATAGGATGCAGCTCGCTCATCCTTCACAAACAATAAAAAAGCCGTGAATTACTTCACAGCTCCTTTTTCTGGTTGCTATCGACATTTATATGTCTCTAATTTAATTATAGGATAACTAACTCACAAATGTCAAATCTGTATCTAAATATGTTTAAAAATATTTTTTTTTAAGTCAAAAATTTGGCCTTCTCGAACTTCTTCATCTTGTATGTTTAAAAATATACCATGTGGATCAGGACAACTTGTACAAAACGCCATATTACCTTGTTGAATCCAATTATGTCTTGGAGAAAAATGAAATTGTTCTGGAGTAGATTTTATTACTTCAGCTCCTTCCCAAAATTCTTTTGAATTACTAGAGGGAATATTAGGTATTTTTGACATTATTTTTTATTTTTCTTGATAGGTTTCTTTCCTTTTTGTGGAAATTTAGAATCGGGGAATTTTGCCTCGATTTTATTACCTTTAATTACTGTCTTTCCAGCTGTCTTTTTTTTATTTGCTAAATAATTAGCAAGTCCTTGATTCATTTTACCCATATAGTACCTTTTTGAACTATTAATTGTATTATTTGTTGTCTGCATTATTTCTTTTTTGCCTTACTTAAGGCAACTAATTTACATAATTTGACAAATTCACTTTGTTTTAAGTCTGACTTCATTCTATTTATTGTGAAATCAACCCACTGAACATTGCCTTTAATATATCCGATATTAGAATCAATTCTATCTAAAGATAAATTATCTTCGTTTAGTTCAATTCTAGATATTGCACATAATCCTTTTTGTTTAATATATAAATTACAAATATATTCAATATCAAGATTAAATTCTTTTCCTGTTTTATGGCACCTAGAACGAGACCATATTAAATACTTGTTAAAAAGATAATGATCAGACAAATTATGTTTTTTCGCTGATTCACTTTGACAAAAGTCACATCGAACTTGATGAAATTTTTCATTCAAATGCCACTTTTTATGGAATCCATGTTTTTTACAAAAAACATCTAAACCCTTTTTAACTTGTTCTATTTTACTAAACATTATTTTTTCTTTTTTGATAAACTTATTGCGATTATTTGTTTTCGTGAACGAGGTTTACCATTAGCTCCTTTAGCTTTACCAGATTTTTTATTATCTAAATAAAGTTCATGGAAATTAGCGGCAATATCTTTTTTAGAGTTGGATATTTTGAGAGGCATTTTGTTCCTTTTTAATATCATTAATAACTTTAAAACTAACTTCAGCTTTAACTATAATGTCAGATAATTCTTTAGCAATACCACTACATAAAAGGTATCGAAGTCCTACTTCTTTAGCAGATTCTTTACCATTAAAATCAATTTCCATCATATTTTTCAATATTTCAATTCTATTTTCTAAGTATGGTTTAAGTGCTTTCTTATAAGATGGTGTATTGTTAAGTTGAGCCCATAACTCATCATTATTCATTCCTGGGTTCACTTCAGTAGTCTCAGTATGAGATTCTTTTATTACACTTCTAATAATTTGTGCAGGATCTGGTATTAATGTATCATTATCTTCCATTTGTGCCTCCCATTGGTGGAACCGATCCGATTCCTCCTATAACTTGAGTAATTTGATTAAAAAGATTATCTAAATCAGGATCACCTATTCCTCCTTCAACTGTTTCTGAATCTTGATTTGAAAATTGTGGCATTTGAGGTTGTTGTTGAGGTTGTTGTATACTTGCTTTTTGTTCTACTTGTTGTTGTTGATTATTAACAATATTTTGAGGTGAGATTTGAATACCTGCTTGAGCAGCTAATTGTGTTTGTCCTTCAGGTGGTAAATCTTTAAAATTAATAGAAGATTTTGGAACATTTGTACTACCAGATGATTGTTCTATTGGGTTTTGTGAAGCCAATATCTGTTTAATCATTTCTGGAGTAACTTGGGTTTTTCCACCCTGAGATGCTCCTTGAGGTTGACTTCCTTGAGACATTTCTGTTGTAAGTTGTCCTTCTTGAGGAGGTTGCCCCTGAGATTCTGATTCTGCTTGAGCTTTTTGTTGTTGTTCATTTTGTTTTTGTTGTACTATATCTTGAACTTTTTCTTGTGTTTCTAATTGAGCAAGTGTTGCTCTTTCAGTCATTTTTTGTTGTTCTTCTGGACTATATTCAGTAATAATTTTATCCCAGTCCTTAATTCCACCAGTAATAATCCAACGTTTAAATAATTCACCTAAATCAATGTCTTTACCTTTAGTATGCATAGCAGTAATAATTTGAGGACTTTTAAGAACCATAGCGAGAATGTTGCTAATATTAGAATTATCACCGTCTAAATTAGGTTTCATTGTCGAACCTGTTTCTATTTCGTAGTCATAAGTAGCATTAATTTGATCTTTACCTACTTTAGCAACTCCGTAATTATCTTTTTCAAAGAATTGAGCAACATCTGGATATTCATTCGCGATTTGTTTAGCTTCATCACCAAATAATCTAACAGGAACAGATTTTTCTTGTTTAGTAACAATCATATCAATCCATTTTTTATAGACTGATTTTAAAGTGTCCTCCATCATTGTACGGTCCCATTCATCACGAGCAGATTCTCTAGAAGAAAGTAATCTTAAAGCTTGGGGAGTTTTACCCATTGAACTTTCAGTATTTGTTGAAGAAGCAACATCTGTCGTTCCAGCTTGATTCATTAAAGATGAAATCAAAAATCCATAAGTTGAATTAAATGTTTGTAATCCACCTGGATTTAATCTAAGTTGCTTAATATCTATTCCTGGTTTTTTAGTAAGCCATTTTTCTCCTGGACCCCATTTAATTGTCGAAGCAATAACTGAATTAGGATCAATTTGAATTGGAGGAAAGATTGAATACTTAACAGCATCCATGTAAAGATTAATTAAGGAATTAATAGCAAATTGGAGAGTTTTACCTCTTTCAAATTCACCAAGACCTATAATAGAATCCATTAATGGAAAAGCATGTTTAGCAACAATTGGTAGTTCACCATTATTATAAGGATTTGGTATATCTCTTAAAATAATATTTTCATATTTAGGAGCGAAAGTAATCCAACGATCTCTACGATATTCAGTTTTAAGTTCAACTTCAGGAAAAGCAGAATCAGCATTATCAACAGTACCACTATACCAAGTTTTTTCTACAAAAGAAGTTTGTAAATCTGGTTTTACATCACCTGTTCCAGTACCTTTTTCTCCTAATAATAGAGTTTTAAGTTTGTCTATATTTTTCCATTTTGGAGAAAGTTTAGATTGTTGTTCTAACCAGTTAAAGTTCTTCATTGAAGAAACTTGAAACCAATCACAATCATTTAGTGAAGTTGCTCCTGGTTGTGGAAAACAAGATCTAATAGGTAATGGAATCATTTCTGGACCAATATAATTACGTTTAGGATCAACAACCCAAGTAACAAGAGCAAACATTGTTCCATAAACAAGGGAATATAAATCAAGTAATCTACATTTGACTACCATTGAATGCCACATATTGGCATTATTTTGATAATATTTGAGTAAAAGATTCATAAATTGGTTTTTACCCATATCATTTCTAGATACAGCATAAGCTTTACCAATTGGATTTTGAGACATAACACGAGCAGATCTTTCAAATACTATAGTTGAAAGTCTTGGATCAAAAACACCAGAATGAGTTTTTTTATCCATAGAAATACCGTCTGTAAGACGACATATAAGCATTGCTTCTTTTTCATCCCATCCTGTTGAAAATTTTTGCATTACAGCTTCAGAAGATCTAGAATGTTCACCTAATACATTTTGAAGTTCAGTATCATTTCCTTCTTTAGACTCTTTATAAGCCTCATACTTTTCGTTTATTTTCTTTTCTCGATCTAAGTTTGTTGGTCTTCCTGTTTTTTTAGCCATTATATTTTAAAATTAAAAAAGCTCCCAAAATACTGGGAGCGTATAGTTATCTATTTCGCTGCAATTTTTTATTAGTTGCCTATAATAATTATAATTTTTTTTACCTATCAAAGTCAAATTTATTCTCCTAAATCTACCTTAGTTAAAGGTTCTTCAGTTGAAGTTCTTGTCATCGATCCATCTTTACCTAATTCATATCTTACTTTTTGAAATATTTGAGTAACAATATCAGTCACTCTTGAATCATGAACTCTAATAGATAAATTAATAGTTCCATATTTAACTTCCTTGACAATTTTTTCAATGTCAATTAAATACGGACGATTTTTTTTAAAAGCATCAATTATTTGCTGTTCG